TAGACGAATACAACTGGAGTAAAAATGTCTGAAAAAACCAAAGAAATGTTAGATGATTTTGTAGTCACCCTAGAATTTAGTGTGCATGATTTAAATGTGTTATTAAATGCGCTAAATATGCCAAATCAAACTGCAACCACCGCTTTTGCTTATTTTGTAAATGTTATTCAAAATCAAGCCGGACCACAAGTTCAAAAAGCCAAAACCGATTTGGAGGCAGTTATGAAATCTCAAGAGGAAAACAAAGATGAGTGATAAATTTTTAAGAAACCTCTTACGAAGCAAAGGGTTTTCTGCGGACATTTCTAAACAAATTGAAAAGGCTGTAGAAAACAAAGCCAAACAAGACACTGAGCAAAAAGAAATGGCAGATCGGGAACTGGCACTAGCCATGACCCAAAACATCCTAAACGATGTCTTGCCACACCTCAGAAAAGCCATGGAAACCCCGCCCACTAAAAAGATCATTGTGGACGATAAGTAGGGCGAAAACGGCTAAAAATTTGCATAAGTAGATATAGAGACAGTAAGACTCGTTGGGAAACGCTCTGAACCCTCTATTCACATACACAAACACAGAAAGGCAATACCATGAATCCATTTGAATTACGCTATGACTTACTCAAGACCTCCAAGGAGTTCTTAACCGAGCAGTACAACGCCCAGTTAAAGGCCTGGGAAGTAGCAGACGAAGCTGGTAAAAAGTTGCTTGAGAAAGCACCCCAGTTCCCATCGATGCACGAAATCATTGACAACGCCATTGAAATGAACAAATTCATTAGCAGCACAATCGAGGCACAACTCGTTGATGGTGTTAAGCGTTTCAATAGAATTACTGCTGTATTCTGATACAAATTGTCGGTATTTATTAATAAGTGCCGATTTTATGAACGTGTTTTCTAAGCAACAACTCTTCTTTTTATTAACCGCACCCATAGTTCTATTCGTAACATATAAGTTACTATTAGAACTGTGGTGCTTAACTTATGGGTTATTTTATGGCAGCTAAACCTGGGCTTTATGCCAATATCGCAGCAAAAAGAGAGCGCATCAAGGCCGGTAGCGGCGAGAAGATGCGTAAACCCGGCACTAAGGGTGCCCCAACTAAGGACGCATTTATTCAGTCTGCAAAGACCGCTAAAAAACCAAAATGATACCTAAAAAAGCATTAGAAAAGGCTGGGTTTTACGATAAAGGTAAAACGAAACCAGAACGAGAAAAAATCGTTAGCAAGGTTACAACTAAACCCCAACGAATATCAATGGTTGAAAAAGTATTTTCATCCAAAAAAACTAAAAAATGAAATCGATAACGAAGTACGAACCATCGATGTGCGACACCGTCATTGAGTTAGGAAAGACTGGTGCATCACAAAAGATTATGTATTCCACTCTAGGCATTTCTAAGACAACGGGCGACCGCTGGAAGAAAGAAAAGCCAGAGTTTGCCGAAGCCATGGACAGAGCCGTTGTAGAAAGTCAAGCGTGGTGGGAAAGAGAAGCCTTGGCTAATCTGAATAACCGCACTTACAATACCCGACTCTTTGAAGTGGTTACTCGCGCCCAGTTCCCAGCGGACTACAAAGAACGCATGGAGATCAAGCAAGACATCAAACAAGAAGTTCAAATTGACTTTGCTGGAGAAGTTTCCAGTCTAATCAAACAGTTGCGGGAAACCAAACTGTAGCCTTAAAAACTATTTCGTATTGTGAAATGCAAAGCAGATAAAAATCTGTTAAAGTTTGCATAAGTAGTTATACGAGACCAGTTTAATAAGGAAAACAGTTATGTCCACAACGACACATGCAGTACTCTCAGCATCATCTTCAAAACGGTGGTTAACATGCACACCAAGTGCTCGTCTCGAGCAAACCCTACCAGAACCTAAAAAGTTACCAGGACAATTCGATTTTAGCCTTGAAGGAACACTAGCCCACTCTTTGGCTGAAATCAAATTGCGCTTGCACTACAACCAGATACCACAAAAGGACTACGATGAAGAAGTCGCAGAACTATACAAGCACGCCTACTACAACCAAGAACTCGAAAGCCATGTTGACAACTATGTCCTCTATGTCCGCTCCCAAGTCGGAGAACATGATAAGCCTCTATTTGAACAGCGCGTGGACTTCAGCGATTGGGTGCCTGATGGTTTTGGTACAGCCGATGTGGTTATACTTTCTAAGCACTCCATTCGCATCATCGACCTCAAGTATGGCCGAGGCGTTCCAGTCCAAGCAAAAGACAACACGCAACTTAGACTCTACGCACTCGGAACCTATAGCAAGTTCCAAGAAGAGTACCCAGAGATCAAAACAATCGAGTACACGATCTATCAGCCTCGTCTCGATTCAATCAGTACGGATGGGACAACAATCGCCAAACTCGTCGATTGGGCAAACTACTATGTCAAGCAAAAAGCACGCAAAGCGTGGGCAGGTACGGGCGACTTCATCCCCGGAGAACACTGCCAGTTCTGCCGTGCCAAAGCCACGTGCAAAGCGCGCTCGGACTTCGTCAACGAAATAGCTGCACTAGACTTTAGACCAGCACCTCTGTTAACCGAAGAGGAGTTTGATTTAGTATTATCCCGTGCACAAGATTTAAAATCATGGGCAAATGATGTTGAGGCATATGCAACAGAGAAAGCAATTCATGAAAATAAAATTCCTACGGGATTTAAATTGGTTGTACCTAAAGGGCATCGTAAAATTGTGGATTACGATTTGGCTGTTAAGATCTTGGAAGAAAAAGGTTTTAACAAAGATGACATGTACGAACTCAAACCGAAGTCTGTTCCCCAATTGGAGAAGTTGGGTCAAAAGGGGCAAGTAGTATCAATCCTTGGCGGTTTGGTTGAAAGACCAGACGGCTCACCAAAGTTAGTAAAAGACACTACTTTGGAAGAGGATTTTAAATGAGCACGCCCCTAATTATTATTTCAACTCTGATATACTTAGGGGTAGCAATAGATCAGTTTATGAAAGGTTCTACGGGACCTGCAATAATGTTTGTTGGGTATACTATCGGAAACCTTGGTATACTCTTGACAGTACGGTAGAGATTGACACCGCTGAAGTTCAATCAAATTTAAGTTAATAGGAAAGCAAGATGGCTACTAAAAATCCTCGTGTTGTAACTGGCAAAGTTCGTTTCTCTTACGCTAATGTGTTTACTCCCGTAGACAAAGGCGATGGCAAGACACCTAAGTATTCTGTGTCAATCATCATCCCCAAGTCTGACAAAGAAACCATTGCCAAGATTAACAAAGCGTTTGAAGAAGCAAAAACAAATTCCGCTGGCTACTTCGGTGGTACTGTGCCCAAGATGTTAAAGGGCGGTTTGCGTGATGGCGATGCAGAGAAAGAAGATGCAGCATATGCAAACTCTTACTTCATCAATGCCAATTCTGTCAAGAAACCAGGTGTTGTCGATGCAGACATGAACACAATCATCGATCCAGATGAATTCTATTCGGGTTGCTATGGTCGTGCAGCAATTGAATTCTTCCCATACAACATGGAAGGTTCAAAAGGCATCGCTTGCGGTTTAGGTAATGTCCAAAAACTGGAAGACGGTGAGCGTTTAGGCGGTGGCGGTGTTACCGCAGCAGTAGACTTCGCAACATAATTTACGGCCCGAGAGAGCCTCAATCTCTCTTCTCCTTGTTAGTATTACCTCGTTAGCCCCACCGAAGTTTGGTGGGGCGTTTTTTCCACAACTCTCTTATAATAAAAAACACATGGATCAATATCAAGAATATATCGCAGCAAGCCGTTACGCTCGTTTTATTGACGACAAACAACGCAGAGAAACATGGGCAGAGACCGTAGATCGGTATGTCCAGTACATTTTTAGCCGTACCCCAGCAATACAAAACAATGTAGAATTAAAGAATGAAATTTTTGATGCTATCCATAACCTAGATTTGATGCCGTCCATGCGTGCCATGATGACGGCAGGAAAGAGTGCTGATCGTGATAACACCTGTGTCTATAATTGCTCGTATCTCCCGGTGGATGACCCCAAATCGTTTGATGAGGCAATGTTCATATTGCTCTGCGGTACAGGAGTCGGGTTTTCGGTGGAGGCTAAATACATATCCAATCTGCCAGAAGTGCCTGAAAAACTATTTGAC